TGTATTCCACCTTTAGTTTTACCATCCATTTTAAATGGCAATACTAAAAGTCTCCAACCCGTTGGGTTAGGTATTTTATTTGTGTCTTCTTTTGATTCTTTTGGTTTTTCTACACCAACTAATTTTTTATTGGGTAGGTGTATTTTTGATGTCGACGACTGTTCCATTTTTTTGCTCCTTATCATTTAGCAGGTTAGAGAGTTCCTGACGCACTGATTCTAGTGCCTTAATTTGTCCTATTATATAGTTGTATTTTTCCATTGTGTCAATAGACCCTGAAGTCACCATTATACTTAAATCTTCTAGTCTTTGACTTAGGAGTCTATTTAGTTTTACGATTACTGTTTCTAGCTGCATGTTTTTTTAAAACTCCTTTTAATACTTTAGCTTGACCTGCATGTAAATTAGAGGCTTTGTTTAAACCTTTAATTACTTTTTTTATTTTTGCTTTTGTTTTTTTCATATTAACATTTCCATCTTCTTCGTGCCTGACGGATTCGAGAATTAGGATCATTTTGAGTTTTAGCTGACGAGTTTCTTAATTGGCCTGCGCTTCTTGCACAGTACGACTTACGTCGGTTTGCAGCTTTTGACCCTTTTTTCACTTTACCAGTCACGGCTGTTTTTAACTTACTTCCGGGATTTGCTCTTCTGTAGGCAGCGACACCCTTCTGAGTCATGCCTGCGCCCGACTTCGTAGGGCGATAGTTCTTCTTACTTCTAGAGATTGGATTATCTCTTTTTCTCATTACTTCTTCTTAGCTGGTTTCTTTGCTGTCTTAGCTGATCTTACAAAATTAGCTTTTGTCGGCGCACCTTTACTTCCAGGTTTTCTCATTTTCTCGCCTGAACCTGCTGCTATTCTTTTTTTCTTCGCATGTATGTTTGCGTATAGTCCTGGTTTTGCCATTATTTTTTTCCTTTGTTTATCTCTTCATTAAAAGATTTTAGTTGTTTTGGTGTCATAGAATCTTTCAATATTTTTTTTGGTTTTATACCTTTTACAAGTTGTTTAACTTCTTCAGGTAATAATTTACTTCTTCCTTTTATTGATTTATCAGCCATAATTTAATCGTCACACTGGCATCTTTTGCCAAGTATTTTTTCTATTAAGTGTTTTATAAATGTTTTTATTTTTTTCATTATGTTTTTTTATTTTTTGCTATAAATTTTGCTTTTGGATCTGCTGCTGTTATTTTAGGATTACTGTCTAGACCATGAATAACACTTTGCATTCCAAGACTAGATTTACCTACTGCTTTTTTGCTACCTTCTTTATACATCTGTCGACCCATCATACCGCCGCCCATTTTAGGGACTCTTTTTACTGTATCTTTTAATTTATCTAAAGCTTTATCTGATTTTTTAAATGTTTCTTTTAAATTAAATCTAGCTGCATCTAGTTTTGATTTTGCTGCGCCTTGTTTAACTTGTTCAACTGTCTTACCACCTGTTTTTGAAAAAGGTTTAACAGATTTAATTGCTTTACTACCTGCTTTTAATGCTTTGTAACCGTAACTTAAAATTCCCATTATTTTTTTACTCCTTTAAATATTTGTGTTCCCTTTATACCATAAATACTCGCAACTACAAGTATCCATAAATTAGTAAACCATTTAGGTAATTCTGAGAACATCTCAAAAAATAGCTTTACCTTGTCCATTGCTGTAGGGTCATCCGATACGACTGCCCAAGCTAAAATTGCTATAGGTAAGCTGAGGATTACTAACACCGCCTCGTCCTTCCAGTCCGAATCTCTTGATTCTAAAAGTTTTCCTTGGTAAGCTTCTTCTCCAGAAGCCATACGAGATGCATGCATAAGCTGTGCATCAGACATTGCCATCTTCGTTTTCTGACGGTTAGCGTAAATTTTACTACCAGCAGAAACGGCTAATTTAATTGCCGAGAACCACATATTAGTACCAGGTTACGTCTTTTGGTTTTCTAGCAGCACCAAATCCTTTAACAGGATTTTTATTTCCTGTAGATATAAGATTTTTGCCTCTAATACTAGTTTCAGATCTTGGATCAGTAATAACTTTACCTTCTTCCATCTTAACTGGTTTAGCTTTTTTATAATTCATCATATTTTTATCTCCTTGTTGTATTGTTATCTTATTTTTGTGTATTTTTAAAGCTATTTGCCATCATTTGTTTTTCAATTGATGTTTCTGCACGTAAATTTGCTAAATCTTCATTTTGTTCTAGCTTATCTTCAGTTAAATCCTTAGCTTGAACTAGTTTTGCTCTATCTAACTCTTCTTTTGCTTCATCTGCTTCTTTTTTACGTTGATTTTCCATTGCTCTAAGGTCAACTTCTCTTGATTTTAGTTTTAATAGAGGATCAGAATCAAGTTGAGACGTAATTTTTTGTTCTTCCTTCATAAAGTCTTCTGTCATCTCTGCAATCAACACTGCTTTTCTTGCTTCTACTTGAATTTGCATTTGTTGCATCTGTCCTTGTACTTGAGGATTGTTTGCTGCTTGTTGTTGCATCATTTGCATTTCTTTAATCTGTTCTCTAAATTCTAATTGAACTTGTTCTTGTGCCATTAGACTTATGTGCTCTAAAATGTTTTTTTGTATTGCTGCCATGATTGGTGGATTATTTTTAACCATGTTAGTTGACATAAAATTTAAATGAGATGTTATGTGTGCTTGGTGATCTTGACCTCCAAAAGCTTGGAAAGGTTTACCTGTCAATGCATCAATATGTTCTAAACTTGGGTCTTTCGGTGCTTGCGGTGCAGGTGGGGGTAAGACTTGATCAATATCTTTTACACCAAGTGCTTCGTACATTTTTCTGTAGATAGCATACATGTTATGTAATTGAGGATTAGATGTAGCTAACTGTAATTCTGTTTGTGCCAAAGTAATTCTTTGTGACATAGAAAATATATTTGGATCTGCAACAGGTAAAATATCTACTCTGTCGTCAAAGTCTGTTTGTTTAACTGTTCTTTCACCACCAACAACGTCATAAGGATATTCTGGTGGAAGATAAGTTGCAATAATCTTACCTAGTAATTTAAATTCTTTTTTCATAGCAGAATACATTCTTTTATGTATTGCTGACATAACTTTAGAACCTCTTTCAAGAAGTGCCATAGTTGTACCCACTGCTGCTTGTTGATTACCATCTCCTGTTTGTAATTCTGATATTGCTGCAAATCTTTGTCCAGCTTGAACTACAATACCCATTAAAGCTAATAATGTTTGAGATGGTTCTTTGTAAGGTAGCGGATAAAATGCGTCTCTTAGATTTCCACCTGGTGCATCTACATCTTTAAACTCACCTGGTTGAATTGGTGATGCTTCATCTCTAACTCTCACACCTCTTTGTTTAAATCCTGCTGGTAAATTTGATAATGTACCTGCATCTAATAATTGTCTTAATGCTGATGTTGCAGTTCTAGATAATCCACCGATCATGTGAATTAATCCAAATCCATAAAACCCTAATCCTGGTAAAAATTTAAAGTGAACAAAATAATGAATTCTTTGTCTCTTTGGATCGTTAGGTGCATAGTTTCTTCTTATCGAAAGAACTTTAGTGCTATTTTCTTCAATTGTAACAATGTAAGGTAGTTTAATACCAGTTGGTTCTCCTTCTGGATCCATGTCTTCAAAACCTTCTAAGTCTAAATCAACATGACATTCTAATAGTGTAAATATAGGTTGTTGTTTTCCAGATTTAGATACGCCTTCTAATTCTTTTTCTTTAGTTGTGATATCATCCTTTGTTGATTCTCCTGGTGTACCTACTTCTACATCAGAATAAAAACCACCTACTTGTTGTTTACGTAAATCGTTTTCAGAAATTTTAACAATATGAATAATTGCTTCTGCATCATCTAAACTGTTTGCTGTGTACGGAACAATTAAATCGTCTGCAGGTACAAACTTAGAAACAGCTCTACCTAATAAATCATCGTAATAAACTTTTTTAAATGTAGAACCTGACAATGGTAAATGAAATAACATAGAATCAAACTCTGATTCATACTCAGACATCTGATCCATGATTTGATAGTTCATAAAATCTTTTACTCTTTGAGCTTGTTGTTCTTTTCCTGGATCTCCTCTACCTAAAACTTGTGCTCTCACAGGTCCGTCTGATGGTAGTAATTCTTTAAAAGCTGTTGCTTGAAATTGTGTAACTGCTTCTGCTAACACAGGGTGTGTTGCACCAGAAGCTCCTTGGAAAGGTTCGTTTCTATTTTCGTATTTAAATCCTAATAAATCTAGTCCTTCAGTATATGTTTTTTCCCATTCTTTTCTGGACATTTTATAGTCCATGTAATTATTTTTAAGTGTGCTACCAATAGGGTCTAAAACATCGTCTGGTAAAATATCTGATAAATTATCAAAGTGAGATTCTGTTGAAGGTTGATTTACTGCTGACGGATCAAAGTCAACGGTTGCTCCACCATCTTCATCTGGAATTATTTCTACGGGTTGTTGTTCTTTTTGTTCTTCCGAAATTTGAACTTCAGTATCTTCCGCGCCAGGAAGATCTACTTGTGTTCTTGTGTTTGGAAGTCCTTTATCTATATCTGCCATTTAATTTCTCCGTGTTCTTCTTATCTTTTTTTATCTCTTTAATCAACCCTTGTGAATTAGGTCCTTTTAAAGGAGGGATTTCATTTAATTTAACATGCTTCATATTTTTAATTAAGGTTGGGTTTTTCATTTTTTTAATATTCTTACTATTCCACCAGATGCAAAAAAAGAGTCAATAGGCCCTTCCATACTTTTTTGAGCTCTTTGTTTTATATCTTCTGCTTCTCTTTGATCTTCAAGTCTCATCATTTCTTCAAAACTTTGATTTGCTTTAACATCTTTATTATAAGCTTCTTTATTACCTTCATAGGAAGCTATTGCTTTGTAAAGATCTTCTTCTGATTTATTATATTGTTGTGGAAATTGATATAAATCGTCTGGCGACATTTGTGTATCTTCCATTATATTATCTCCACGAAATTTATTTACAGCAGCATCATAGTCTCTAGATCTTTTAAGTTCTTTTGTATCATAACCTTGCTTCACCGCTAATTCATCACGTCTTCTATTTCTTGATTTTCCAAATAAACCTAAAGTTGCGTTTGAAACAATTTCTTGATTAGGTAAACCGGCTTTATAATCAGCAACAGCAAACGGTACTATTGCAGCTAATTCAAAAGCTAAAGCACCAGGTCCTAAAACTGCTGAAAATATTTTTCTACCAGCGCTTACTTTTTTTAAAGCTTTTGCGGCTTGAGGACCTTTTCCAGTTTTGGCTAAAGCTTCTTGTTTTTTAATGTCATCTAAATAGGCCAAAGGATTGTTACAACTTGCTGGTCCGCCATTTGCTTTTGTAACTTTACATTTAAAACCTGAGTCTTTTAACTTTTTAGCAAAATTTAAATTTTGTTCTTTAAATTTTATAAGTTGATCTTTAGTCATATCATTAAATTTTATATCTTCACCTCCTATTCCTGCAAAAGATTTTTTTGCATTAAAACCCTTAGGCTCAAAAATTCCTTGTTCATTTACTCGGTAATATCCAGTATAATTTTTAGCTATATTTCCTTTTTTAGAAACAATATTTTCTCTAACCTGTTTAGCTTGTGCATTTAATTTCATTCTCTCTTTGTTAAAATCATCTGGAGACATGTTTTCTTTATTCTTAATTAATTCTACTTGTTTTACAGCTATGGGTCGCGCTTTCATATCATATCCTGACAAAG